GGTGGTGTCGGGGGAGTTGGAGGTGTCGGGGGGGTCGGTTGGGGCTTATAGTTTTTCTTAAAGTCCTCAACTTTGGTTGCGACATCATGGTTGTACTGTCCTTGCATCCCTTTCAGAAAATTCACAGCCTTGTTCCAATAAGCCTCGTCAGGCTCCGAACCTTCGGCCACGGGACAAAGTTCTACATACTTCTGTAATGTCTGCGGTGAAAAACTAGTTTCTCCAAGTTTCTCGCTTAATGTGGATAAGATTTTTTCTTGTTCCATCGCATTTATTTTGTGTTTATGTTGAATAAAAAAAGAGTCAGATAATGCTTTTTGCATCAATCTGACTCTTTGGTCTTATATCTTTAATTGCGGAAGCAGAAGGATTCAAACCTCCGAAGCCTTTCAGCTTGCCTCTTTAGCAAAGAGGTGGTATCATTCACTCACCCATACTTCCAAATGTGCGGACTACAATACATCTCTGTGAAACTACCGCACCTCCATTGTACTTCGGACGTTATTCATTTTGTGTAGCGTATCAGAGAATCGAACTCTGATTTCCACCGTGAAAAGGTGACGACCTAACCGTTAGTCGAATACGCCATTTGTTGAGATACAAGGATTTGAACCTTGAATAGCAGAACCAAAATCTGCTGTGTTACCATTACACCACAGCTCAATCCGTTGCTCGAGAGCGGGACAAAGATAAGCAAAAAATCGCAATTTACAACCGGAAAACAGAAAAATGCCCGACTCTTGCAGGGGTGCAAGAAAGAA